CTTTTCTGCTTCAGTAAATTGAACATCACTTCCATATAATCCTCTATAATTTCTATACGACCTCAACCATCTGTCTTCGTCATTAGTACGATAGTCTTCGGCACGTTGATATCTGTCCATAACAAATGGTATAATACCACTAACATTTATATCATTAGTTCCTGATTCTTCTATGTCTTCTAGTGCTATAGAATCATCGTCTAGGGTTACTTCTTCTTCTTGTGCCATGTTATATCCTTAATATCCAAATGTAGAATCTGCCATAGGCATACTACTGCTAGGTCTTCCCATTGGGTCATAGTCAAATATACTAAACCTTGGTCTTGACATTATCCCATATCTTAACGCATCATATAGATGGTCTTCTGAACGTGTGTCCACATCTTCCGGATTCTTCTTGTCCAAGGGCAAGGCAGGTAGCTGTGAGATAGTGTTCGTGCAACTATTAAAGAAAACAAGCCGCGGCTCCTCTGTAAATTCATCTACTTGCAAACGTCTGTGTATTTCATTCTTACCTGATACACGACTACCTTTACTTCTATCTGAGGGTCTAAACCTACAACCCTTCATCGTCATCTGTTCAGCCAAAGAAGGACCAGTATCCCCACGTTTATGCCAAAGAGAACTATCCAAAACCCCATACTTAATATTTCCATCATCAGCTTCTGCATCCAATATCATATCTGCCAAATCTGTGGCAAGTACTTTGCTACAATACAACTCTCTATATATAATAATCTGCTCATCTGGAGAAACAGCAAACCACAACACCCCACTATAAGAACCATAACCATAATCGCAAGCCCTAAATTTAACCCAATTTCTTGGAATTGCAAAAGGCTCAATAACATGAATATTCCTATCAAACTCAGAAAAAGCAGCACCTTCTTTAATATCCCAATCACCATCAAGCAACTGCTTACGTTGGTGTTCAGGTAAGGAAAGAAGCATTGTCTCATAGTCACCTTGGGCAGATAAGTAGGGGTTATCTGATAACCTAGCCGGTATAAATCTTCTTTTGAATAAGGGTTGTCCTGATTTCGTGTGTCCTTTTGGGTAGGAAAGGACATTCCCTGATTCAATATCTGTGGCATTAAATTGTTTTCCGTATGGTGCTGGGTCAATAAACATCTTTTTAACCCACTGATGTCCCGGTCCTCCGGGATTAGTTGTTGCTCTCATATACACAGGCAAATCCTGTGCGACTGAACGCAAACGTGAACGCATATAGTTCCAAGCATACGGAGTAGACCACTGAGTTAATTCATCAAACCCTATCCAACTAAATGCCAAACCTTGATAACGTAGTACATCATCATCTCTATCTAAGTATGACATCCATAACCTTGCACCTGATGGTGCTTCCCACTGCATCTTTCGTTCTGACCACTTTATACCCTTCCATATCTGAGGGTATATTTCTTTTGACTTATATATAAGTTCTCTTAATTCTTCTGTCGTGTGTCGTAATAACAAACCACTAAACGATGGATGACCCATATATCTTAAAGGGTCTGCAAGCATGGCATAAGATTTACCACCCCCTGCTGAACCACCATACAGTACTTCTCTTTCACCTGCTGCAAGGAAATCAGTCTGAGGTCCTACATTAGGTTTAAATACTATATTTTGTTCTTCTACAGGCATAGCTTCTACATCAGCTACTACTTGTATACTAGGCTCTTGAACCAGTTCTTTCTTCTTCAATGGCTTTCGCTTTTTCGATTGCTTTCTCAGCATACGCAGCCCATTTTCGGAGAGTTCTAGCTTGGTCCTTACGTTGTCTTTCATGCATTAACCTTTTTCTTAACCCTACATGCGATATTACTCTATCCGTCTTTCCAGTTATCCAATTAGCTACTTGTCTAAAAGAATACTGCTTTACATACTTTCTTGCTAGTTCTATTGCTTCAAGTTCGTATGGTATAGGGTCTAGTAAATCTGGGTCTTCTTCGTTTAGCTTGTATCCAAATGGAACAGTCCTAGCTATACGAGGTATCTGTATCCAATTCTTTTGGTCTTCATCTTTTAAGTCTGTTGGTTGTGGTAGTTTCCACTTACCTAAACTTCTATCCATCATTCTTTGCAGGTAATAGCATAACACCACCAGTGCTTTCTACTTGCATCTTCTCAGTTTTCACTAAGCCTGTCCTGTCTAATAGTTCTTTAGCTGCCATCATCTTATCTTTAAGACCTAACTCAGTAGGGTCATATAGACCACCCACCATAGCCATTGCAGCTTTAGGTGCATTTCTACTCATAAAAAGTTGCGTAGCTTCTAGTATCTCATCTTTAAGTGACTTAACTATGTCTGTAGTGCTAGAGCTTTCTGAGTATCCTGCTAATAACTTTGCTTGCACAACATCTCCGTTTGCTCCATCAAATAAAACAGATAGAAATTTAGTTTGTCTTTCAGTTAGTTCTCTACTCATGTTGGTACTTCTTCCCTAGTAAACTGCCTATCAACTCGTGCTATTAATCTTTCAGCACGATTAGTTGTTTGCTTATACCAATTACTGTCTTCCATCTCATCTGCCATGCTCTGCCAATCTAAATCATTGACAGCAGCAATTAAGTTCTTAAACTTAGACAGTCTTGGTCTACCTAATTGAAAACACATGTTAGCTAATACATGTTGTATCTCATCAGGCAGGTTATTAAATTGCGAGAATAATAGATTACAATCTTTTATAGTTGTTTCTATGTCTTTCGCAAACCATTCATCCACTTGTTCATGTGGTATCTTTGTTCCTATAGGACCTGCATATACCTCTTCATCCCATTCAGTAATCAGGTGACCTATGCCACCTGTTAAATGTCCTAAAGAGCAACGATATGTTTCATACTTAACACCTTCGTCATTAGCTATCTCATCCTGTAGTTTTATTAAGTTCATTATTTTTTATTCTTTCTGTTATCCACTGTTGATAATACATAACCACCTTCACGAAAGTCATTTGCACCTATTCTATTTTTAGTAATGACACCACCATTAGCAACCATTCTTGTACTTCGTCTTGGTGTTGTTCGTGTTGGGTTGGCAATTGCTTGATTAATAATTTTTTTAGTGTTACCTACTGCATTACCAAATTTTCCTGTTGTTAGTGAGTTTCTATACACACCTCTTGGTACTGCTCCTGTTGATACACCACCTAAACCTCGTACATTTCTACCTTTACTTCTACGCTGTTGGTTGTACCTTTGCCGTCTATTAAATAGTTCCATTGCTCTTCTTATCGATAAAGGTGGTCTTCTTCTAGGGTCTCTTGTCTCATCAGCTGGAACCATTCTAGGGTTTAGAACTCCTTGCCCATCTGGTCTAAGTGGAATAGATGGTCTTCTTCTAGGGTCTCCACCAAAATCTCTAGGTGGTGGTCTTCTTCTAGGTTCTCTTATTGGTCTCCTACGTCTACGTCTTGGGGGAAAACCACTATCGCCACCATAATGTAATTCTTTTACTTCTTTTTCTTTAGTCATTATCTTTTCCCTATTATTTTCATTGCTTGTCCAGCACCCTTAATTCCAAAAGATGCACTAATTGCTATAAAAAGTAAATACTGATACCATTCAGGAAGAGTATTAAGTACTTCAAAGCCGACTCTTACGTACTCTGTCATACTCGGTATAAATACAAGTATAGCAGGTAATAACAAAACAATCAAGGCAAATTCGTCTTTCCACGAATTATCTGTAGAATCAGCCATAGATTGCTCCCATGCTACTTCTCCTGTAGCTACTTTCTCAGCTACAACTGCTTTAGCTCTAGCTTGTGCAACCTTAGCCTGTCCATCTGCCTTAACCTTTTCAACCTTACTGCTCATCCAACTAGATGCTAGATTAGCTATAGGTCCTATAAGAGCACCAAACATTGACTATCTCCCTTGTGACTTACGTAACGCTTGTACATGTTTGCTGTATAACCAATTACCTATTGTTAAAAATGGTTTAGCTAAGTTTAAGTATATCAAGTATGCTTTTAGTTTCATCTGAATTTCCTCGTTTTCTGTGCAATCTTTTTTGGCTGTTTAGATACTTGTTTACCTGCTGCACTTGCTTTTCGCTTAGCAGCCGAACTGGCTGAGTATTCTGCACTAGATAAAGCTTTAATCGCTTTCGTAGGGAGATAACGCTC